AAATCCAAATGTAAGAACTGATTACGGTTATTATGGAGCAAAGTATTATAGAAAACCACAAAACCAAGATTATGGTGCAAATATTGTTAAAGAATTTTTAGGTACTATTAGTACAGGAAGTACAAGTTTAGCAATAATAAGTAGTGACGGAACATCAAATTTACAAGTTGGAGATACGATTACAGATAATGTAGATAATCCAACAGTATTTTCTTCTGCGAACTTACCTTCAATTGTTGGTTTTGGAACCACAGCAATTGTAGGAACTTCTACACAATTTGGTGGTACAATTAGTTATGGTTCTACGATTATCGCACATACTGGAATTGGAACTACTGGTAATATTAATGTTGGAGATACAATAACTCTTTCTAATGTTTTAGCACCAAATACAAAAGTTGCTGGTATTGGAACTACAACTGCAACTCAAACAGTTTGGAATCCAAATTATGGTGGTGCTGGTGTTGGTTCGATGATAAGCACATCAGTATCTGTGCCTAGTTTAATTGTAAGTGTTGCATCAATTGGTAGTACCACAGATGGAACATTTACAGTTGGTATTTTATCCACATTTCCATCAGTAATTTTAAGTGGAGCATCCATAAAAGAAGCAACCAATACGAATTTTACATGTATAAGAACTACACAAATTGACGCAACTACATTTGATTATTCAAATAATCCCGTAGACCCAGTGACTATTGGAATTATAGGAAACAATACACTTGGATTGGGACATAAGTTAGTAAGAGTGAATAATGGAAGTCCAGTTGGTCCATTTCAATGGAAAGAAGTAATGACTTCTAGTTTTGCGGATAAAACAGACGCACAATTAAATGATAATGAAAGATATTTAAGAGCAACATATCCAGAACCCGATTGTGGTGCAAGTTATGCAAGATATTATCCAGGAAATACTTCTTGGCCTGTAAAAAATATTTTTACTTATGGTATTGGTGGATATCCTGCAATATCTACATCATTCTCATATGCACAAGAGGGAGATACAGTTATTGTTGGATTTGGTCTTACTTCTCCTTTTGGTATTGGTTATGTAGGAGTATCATCAATAAATCCAAGTGCTGGTGTTTGTAATCCACTTGATACTGCAATCACTAATGCCGAGACAAGCAGGGATACAATTATTGCGAGAAATACTCCAAAGATTGATAGTTTAATTGCGTCGGCAAGTGCTTTGAGAAGTATTCGAGATAAGATGGAAGGACAGGCATTTGCTGTTTTACAAGGAAGAGTCTATGGTGATATCGAAGTCAATAAACTCAAAACAGAACTTGCTGCATTGAGAGCAGTAGATTTAAAACAGTATGAACCAGAAACTTATTATTTTAATCCTGATACTGGAAAAACATCTTCTTCTACTGTTGGTATTGGAACTGTTTAATTTTACTCTATAGAATGAAACCTATATATTATAAGAAAAAAAGTACCCGCAATAAGTAATGACGGACAGATTTCCACTTATAGCCAATCCAACATCTAAACAAATTGAGGAGTTGGCTTCTGGTGATAATTTAAATCTCCAAGGAAGTGGTATTGTTGGTGCTACAACTATAACCGCAAGTAAGTTTGTTGGAACTCTCCAAGGGAACGCAACGAGTGCAGACACATTAAACGATGCTGCAAATATAACTACTGGAACAATTAGTTCTTCTAGATTATCTGGTTATTATGGAATTGATGTAAATAGTGCAAATATACTTACGAATGCTGCAAATATAACTTCTGGATTTATTAGTAGTGATAGATTAAATGGTAATACTTATGATATTAATATTGAAGGTCGAGCAAATCGAGCAACATATTTAAATGATGCGGCAAACATTCTTAGTGGAACTATAGATCCATCAAGATTATCTGGAACATATGATATTAATGTTTCTTCTGCTGCAACTTCTTATAATTTAGCACCAGGTCTTTATGCTGTTGATATTACTGGAAATGCAGCAACTGCCACTACTGCTATAAATCTTTCTGGTGGCAATGTTACTGGAACAAGTTTAAACATTACTGGATTTTCTACTTTAGGTGTAACATCAGTTACAAATCTAACAGTAACCAATACTGCAACAATTGGGTATTCTACAATCACATTCTCTTCGATTGGAATTGCTACCATAGGATTTTTGAATGCAACCAATACTAATGTTTCTGGAATTTCCACTGTAGGATTTTTAACGGCATCCAGCATTTCGACACCAAATGCAAATGTTGGAATTTTAACAGCAAATACATTATCAGGTATTAATACTGCTAGTATTACTAATTTGACTGTTGATTATCTTAGAGCATTACAACTTACGACTTTAGACGAAATCAATACTGGAATTGCAAGTATTGGAATTGCAACTATTGGTTTTTCTTCAATTACGAATGCTTATATTGGTATTGCGACCATAAATCAAATTAATATTAGTACAGGTATACTCACTGCGACTACATTTAGTGGAAATTTAACTGGTACTGCTACAACTGCTACAAACCTTGCCGATGCGGCAAATATAACGACTGGAATCATAGACCCAGCAAGATTATCTGGAACTTATAATATTAGCATTACTGGTGATTCTCAAGCATCAACAGCAACAACGGCAACTAATGTTATTGGTGGTATTGCCTCTGTTACTAATTTAAGAGCAACAGGAATTACAACTCTTGGCACTGCCAATGTGAGTCAATTAAATTCTGTTGGCATTGCTACTGCATCTTTCTTTTCTGGAAGTGGAATTGATTTAGTTGGCATTGTAACTCAACTCACAGTAGGAACTGGTCTCACTTTAACGTCTTCTCAAGCAGTTGGAAAAGGAACAGTTCAAGTTGGAATCAAAACTTCAATTGGTAAAACAATTTACGTTGCTTTTGAAGGTAGTGATACAAACACTGGATTAGTGGAAAGTGACGCAAAAAGAACAATCAAAGCAGCAGCAGCACTTGCATTACCTGGAGATACAATTAAGGTTTTCCCTGGAACTTATGTTGAAAATAATCCTATCACATTAGCAGCAAATGTTTCCGTTCAAGGAACAGAACTTCGCAACTGTATTGTAACTCCACAATCTTCAGGTCTAGACTTATTTTATGTAAATAATGGTTGTCATATAACTAACCTAAGTTTTAATGGTGCTCCCGCAACTAATAATGCATCAGTTGTATCATTTGTTCCACTGTCTGGTGTTGCAAGTGATAGATTTTTTGATGCGGCAAGATTGATTAGACTAAATCTTGATTTCATTGCAGATGAAACTGTTGGATATTTAACAAGCACAGATTATAAAAATCCAGTATTCAATACTGGAATAAGTACAATTAAACAAGGTGTCAAGTCTGCACTGAAAGCAGTGTCTCACGATATCACAAGAGGTGGAAATTCCAAGTGTGTAGGAGCAGGAAAATCATACTACACTGCAGAAGGGGCACTTCAAAACATTGTTGGATTTAAGACAGAAACAATTGATGCACTAAATTATGCTGCTGGAATTGCAAGGTCTTGCATTAATAATGTTTCTTTTGCAAAAACAAGTGGTGGAAATTATCAAACGTATTATACTCAAGTAAAAGATTTAAGTATGCAACCTGATGGTGCATACGGCAATGAAAGTCTAAGTGGTTGTGCGAATGTTGTATCGGCAATTTACTCCTGTGTTGGTGTAGTTACAACAATTATCAATCAAGGTTTAAGTGTCCTTGGTGTGGGAATTAATACGACATATCCTGGAAATTCGGGTCTTGGCACATCAGTCGAAAATGACCCATCATTCTCTCCAGGAGTTGGAAATATTGATAAAGGACCTTATATTCGTAACTGCACTAACTTTATTGCAAATAGTATTGGTCTCAAAGTTGATGGATTTGCAGCAGAACCAGGAGACCAAACTGATATTGGTGTAACTGGTTCGATGAGTGTTGATAGTTATACTCAATACAATCAAGGTGGAATTGGTGTTTCGATTACAAATGGTGGATACGCACAATTAGTTTCCATCTTTACTATTTGTGATGATATTGCAATTTACACTGCATCTGGAGGACAGTGTGATATTACCAACTCCAACTCATCATTTGGTAATTATGGTCTTTATTCAGTCGGTGTTGGTGACAATACAACAAAGTCCATTTATCGTTACACTGGAACCGCAACAACAGAGGCAGCAGCGAGGTCAAATGTAATTACGATTTCTGGTGTTGGAACCAATCGTCCTTATGACGGTCAATCTTGCTACTTTGGAACTTTATATTATAATATTAATACTATTCAAGTAGATAATGGTGGTTCTGGTTATACTGGACAACCAACTGTTACGATTAGTGACCCAACTGGACCAAATGGAGTTGCAGCACAAGCATCAGCAACAGTTGTAAATGGTTCAGTCACTGAAATTAATGTTTTAAATTCTGGTTCTCAATATTTGAATTCTGGAGTAACAGTTACAATTGCAGGACCAGCAGGTGCAGGAACAACAGCAACTGCTTCTGTTTCTAATTATCAACCAATTTATTATAAGGTTTCTTCTGCGACTTTACCTTCTTCTGGTATTTCTACGGTCTCATTTTTACAGACACTAAATAATACAGTTAGTGCTGGAACAACTGTATATTTTGCAAGGGGAAGTTTACAACTCGCATCCACAATTTCATTCGAATACGTTGGTGCTGGTACAAACATTTTTACAGCAAAACCTGCTCTTGGTGGTGTTGTAATCCCTGAAAATAAAGTAGTTCAAATTGACGGTGGAACTGTAACTTATACGAGTACAGACCAATCAGGTAATTTTAATATTGGTGATGGTGTTGTGATTAACCAATCAACAGGTCAAATATCAGGTAGAGATTTTACAAAAGCACTATTCACTACTATGACACCATTTATTCTTGCACTATCAGATTAAGGAGGAGTATTAGAAATGGCAATTGCGGCAGCAGCAGTAAATAATTTTAAAACATATACCAAAGTTGTTGGGTTGACAACTGATATTGTTTACACAGCACCCGCAGGATATGTTGGAGTATTTTTATTAGCTCAATGTGCTAATATTAGTACTAGCACTCAATCAATTAGTTGGTATCATAATCGTGTAAGTTCTGGTTCAACTGTAACCACAGAAATAGTAAAAGATTTTTACATTCCAGCAAACGATACAGTAAATCTATTACCTGGTAAATTGGTATTGGAAACTGGTGATTTTATTACAATCAGTGGAAGTGCAAGTACGACCCCAGCAAAACTTAAGTTTATTACAAGTGTTCTTGAAACCTCAAATCAATAATAGATAAATGGCAACTCCAGGATTTCTCAGCAAGAGAGTTAAAAAGAAATCACAAACTGGTCTTACAACAGACCGTTATGAATTTTTGGGTTTAGACCAAGCAGAACCAGATTTGGGAGACCCATTAGTTGGTATTTCTTCTATTGGTGCAAATCCTGCTCCAATTGCTGGAACTCAATATGTTTTAATTTCTAATAGTGAAAATACTGGGAAAAGATATTGGGTTGCTTCTTCTCAATTGTCTGGTGGTGGATTAATTCCTGGTTCTTTTACAGTATTTAATAACAGTATTCAGGTTGGTGCCGCAAATAGTTTTAATAAGTTTAATTTTGTTGGTACTGGGGTAACAGTAGATTTTGTTGGTGCAGCAGTAACGCAACAAACTGGTATTGCAACAGTTAGAATTACCGTAACGGATTTAGTTGGACCAGGAAATGTAAATTCAATATCATATAAGGCAAGTAATGGACTATTAGCAGGGGCATCTGACTTTGTATATTTGAGTGGAAATATTGGTATAGGTTCCACACAACCAACAGTGCCACTAGATGTAGTAGGTAATGCAAGATTTACTGGTATTATAACTGCCTCTAGTTTTACTGGTAATCTTACTGGTACAGCAACTACAGCAACCACTGCAAATAACGTAAGTTCTACTATTAATATCAATACTTCTGGTATTATAACTGCCTCTAGTTTTACTGGTAATCTTGCTGGTACAGCAACCACTGCAACTACTGCTCTTGGTTTCTCTACAACTGCTAGTATCAATACTTCAGGTATTATAACTGCCTCTAGTTTTACTGGTAATCTTACTGGTACAGCAACTACTGCCAATAACGTAAGTTCTACAATCAATATTAATACTTCAGGTATTATAACTGCCTCCACATTTTATGGAAATTTAGTAGGTAATATTTCAACAACAGGTCAATCATTTAATACTATATCTGTCATAGGACTTTCTACATTTGCAAATGGTCCAATACTAGTAGGGAGAGCAACTACAACAGGAACTGCAACACAAGCACTTCAAGTGGAGAGTGGTGGATACTTCAATGGTTCTGTTGGCATTGGAACTACAAATCCGTCATCAAAACTTCACGTTGTTGGTGATGGTAACTTTACTGGTACTGTTACTGCTACTTCATTTTCTGGTTCTGGTTCCAATCTAACTGATTTGTTATCCAATACAGTATCAACTTCTTCTACAACTGCTCCTCAATATATTGGGTTTGTAAGTGCCACTAGTGGCACTATAACATCTAATTTAGTAAGTAGCACATTAACCTATATTCCATCAAGTGGAAGTTTGGGTATTGGAACCACAAATCCAAGAACACCACTTCAAGTTGAGACTTATGGAGTAAAAACTGGAGTTGGAACATTTGATGCGTCTGTTGGGGTTTCCACAACAATAGATAGTTTTTCTGTCTCTTCTACTGACTTTAAGGTTGCTGAATATACAGTTCATATTGGTTTTGGTTCTTATATTCAGGCACAGAAGGTTCTCGTAACACAAGACCAATCTACTGCATATTCTTCTGAGTATGCAGTAGTTTATAATAATTCATTGATTGTTTCTATTGGAGCAACAATTAGTGGAGGAAATTGCATTCTTCAAGCAACTCCACAAACTGATATTAGTGGATTGACGACTTATAGATTTGCAAGAAATACCTTACTCTAATACTGAAACTTATATTATGTTTTTCGGTATGCTTAGTTCTCAATTCATAAATAACTAAAAAGACCGATGGCAGATAAAAACTTTGGAGTAAAGGGGATAAACTTTGTTGGTGACCCTGGTACGCCAACAATTTCTATAGCATCCTCTACCATCACTTATGCGGGAAATTTAAACCTTAACGCACCTACTGTTGCTATCAGTACAGATGTTTCAATCGGTGGAAAAGTTGTATCAAATTTAGTTGTATCGGATACTTATTCAGTTGGTATAGGAACCACAGTTCTGACTGAAAAATTAAATGTAAGTGGAAATGCAAATATTTCGGGTGTTGTAAGTGCTACTGGTTTTGTTGGTTCTGGTGTTAGTTTAACTGGATTATTAACAAACCAATCATCTGCAATTGATACTGGTGAATATCAGTATCTTTTAGTTACTCCTCAAACTTCTGGAACTATTTCCAGTGTTTCTTCATCATATGATTATATTGCTTTCAATCCTGCTGCAAAATATCTAGGAATTGGAACAAATACACCAATAGCAGGATTGGATGTAAGTGGTACTGGTAGATTTATAGGTACTGTTACTGCTCCAACTTTTCAAGGAACTGCTACAACTGCTACAAACCTTGCAGATGCGGCAAATATAACTACTGGTATTGTTAGTACTGCTAGATTATCTGGAACTTATGATATTAGTATCTCTGGAAATGTTGCAACAGCAACCACTGCTTCTGGTTTAACGACAACTGCTAGTGTAAACACAACTGGTATTATAACTGCTTCTAGTTTTGTAGGAAATCTTACTGGAACAGCAACCACTGCAAATAACGTAAGTTCTACAATCAATATTAATACTTCAGGTATTATAACTGCCTCTAGTTTTACTGGTAATCTTACTGGTGTGGCATCATCTGCAATACAATTACAAACCACAAGATATTTTAGTGTCAGTGGTGATGTTTCTACTGGTTCTTCGGTTGCATTTGATGGAACTCAGAATGTTGGATTGGCAGTAACTTTAGCACTTTCTGGTGTTACTTCTGCAACTTATGGTTCAAGTACTTCTATTCCATCTATTTCAGTTAATGATAAAGGAATTATTACTGGGGTAACAACTAGTGGAATTACTGTTGGAAATGGAACATTAGACCTCAAAACATCTGGAACAGGATTATCTGGTATTGCGACCTTTACTGCAAATCAAGCAACTGGAACTGCAGTTACGTTTACAGTAACATCTGATGCAACAAGTGCCAACACAGCAGGAGCAATTGTTGCTCGTGATGCAAGTGGAAACTTTAGAGCAGGAATTATTACTGCTACTACTTTCTCTGGAACAGCAACCACTGCAAATAACGTAAGTTCTACAATCAATATTAATACTTCGGGTATTATAACTGCTACTACTTTTTCTACTGGTATTTCAACTCAAAATATTGGATTTACTACAGGCATTATTAGTGGTCCAAATACAATTTTTATCAATCCTTATCAAATTGGTGTATCCACAGGAACTGTAAGAATTCTCGGAAATCTTACAGTTGATGGCACCACAGTCACAACCACACAAGCAACCATACAATCAAGTGCTACAACGATTGGAGTTGCAGTTTCAGAAACAAGTAATATTGTTCTTGATGGTGCTGGAATTACGATTGGTTCGACATCGATTCAAAAAACTTTACTATGGAATTATGGTTCAAGTTCATTAAAATCAAGTGAAAACTTAAATGTTGCTTTAGGAAAAGTTTATCAAATTAATGATAACCCAATTTTAAGTTCAACTGAACTTGCATCTAGTGTTGTTAATGCTCCTGGCATAACAACTGTTGGAACATTAAAACAATTAGTTGTTTCGGGCAATACATCAACAGATGCAGTCAAAATCACTCAAATTGGTTCTGGAAATGCTCTGGTAGTTGAAGATGAAACTAGTCCAGATGGAACTGCTTTTATTGTGAGTGCTAATGGTTCTATTGGTATTGGAACCACAATTCCATCATATAAACTTACAATTACCAATAATGCTCTTCCAACTAGTGGTCTAACACATGCGATTGCTGATTTTACTGGCAGTGTAGATGGTTATACTCAACTTAATATAAGAAACTCTCTTGCTGCCGCAAATGCTTCTTCTGATTTGATTGCTACGGCAGATACTGGGTCCGATACAACAAACTTTATCGACTTAGGTATTAATAATAGTACTTTCTCTTCTGGTTCTTGGACGGTCAATGGAGCATTAGATGGATACTTATATGCTTCTGATGGTAGTTTATCGATTGGTATTGCCACTAGTGATACAGCAAAATATATTTCATTCTTTGCTGGTGGATTACTGGCAGAAAACGAACAAGTAAGAATCAATCAAAGTGGTGTTGGGATAGGAACCACAAATCCAACAGCATCTCTTGAAGTTTTTGGTGATTCAAGAGTTTCAGGTATTATAACTGCTTCTAGTTTTGTAGGAAGTCTTACTGGAACAGCAACCACTGCAAATAACGTAAGTTCTACTATTAATATTAATACTTCAGGTATTATAACTGCTACTACTTTTGTAGGAAATCTTACTGGAACAGCAACTACTGCAACTACTGCAACTACTGCAACTACTGCCAATAACGTAAGTTCTACTATTAATATTAATACTTCTGGTATTATAACTGCTTCTAGTTTTACTGGAAACTTAACAGGTACAGCAACTACAGCAACTACTGCTAATAATGTAAGTTCTACTATTAATATTAATACTTCTGGTATTATAACTGCTACTGATTTTAATTCAACCTCAGATATTAACTTAAAAACCAATATTCATCAAATTGAAGATTCACTTTCAAAAGTGATTCAAATTCGTGGTGTAACCTTTGATTGGAAAGAAACCAATCGGTCCTCTGCTGGTGTTATCGCACAAGAAGTTGAAAAAGTATTACCACAACTTGTAAATGGTGAAGATATCAAAACAGTCAATTATAATGGTGTGATTGGTGCTTTAGTTGAGGCAGTTAAGGAACTGAAAGCAGAAAATGATATTTTAAAAGAAAGATTGGACGAAGTTTATAAAAAAGTTTTTGGTTGAGACACTTCTCAAAGTGGCACAGACTCCCACATAAGGGGGTCTTTTTGTGCTAGAATACTAGAGCAGTCAAAGAGTTTTGTTTATGATGATTTCCCGAGACACCCTTTCCGACCTCCGTGAGATGCAAGAAGATATGGCAGAACATTTTACAGATGAGAATTTTCCAATTAGTGGAGAAACATATTGGACGTGTGTAGAGTGTCTTGCAACGGCAAAACTTGCTGAACTTCGTGGTGAACTGAATGAGTTAAATACAAGTATGTAAGATTAATAAAATGAAATACAAAATCACATATGCCTACTGCTGGTACAATGAAGGTAGTATGATTGTGAAAATGTATTTTATCAACGAAGTTCCTTTTACGTTTGATGAACTCCCCCATTATGCGTATGAAGACTCAGAGTTAATAAAACAGGCAGATTTGCAAAGAAGATTTGAACCAGAAGATTTGTATCGTTCTTCTTTTTATCTTATAGATGAAGAAGCACACCCTTGTTTGTTCGATGTAGAACTAGAAAATCCACAAGATATGCCTTGTGATGAATAGTTGCAAAAAATAAAAAAATATGTTAGGATTTACTTTCCGTGTGAAGGAAGTCTTTAAAACCTCTCCTTTGGGGAGGTTTTTTAACGTCTAAATATAACTAGAAAAGATTATAGTGCGAGTAAGATGCCTCTTTCTAGATTAGAAAATTTCTTAAAGAATGCAGAAGGTAATATTCTTTATGTGAGTCCATCGGATTTTGATGCTACTGATAGTTTTGAGAATCAAGGCAACTCATTAACAAGACCATTCAAAACCATTCAAAGGGCATTAATTGAAGCAGCAAGATTTTCATATCAAAACGGAAGAAATAACGATAAAATTGATAGAACTACAATTCTAGTTTATCCTGGAACTCACTATATTGATAATAGACCTGGATATTCTATTACTGCATCAGGAAGTAATGTTTCTTATAAAAAAAGAACAGGTGCTACAACTTGGACCTCCGCAACTCTCGATGAGTTTGGAACAAATACAAATTATGATATTTTAAACACAAATAACGACTTATATAAATTTAATTCAGTTAATGGTGGTGTAATTTTACCCCGTGGTACATCCATTATTGGTTATGATTTAAGAAAAACAAAAATTCGTCCTCTCTATGTTCCAAATCCAGAAGATACTACTATTGAAAACAGTAGTATCTTTAATGTAACTGGTACTTGTTATTTTAGTGTTTTTACATTTTTGGATGCGGATACAACAAAGACAGTATTTAGAGATTATACAGACAATAGATTTGTTCCTAATTATTCTCACCACAAATTAGTATCATTTGCTTATGCTGATGGTGTAAATAAAGTCGTTTTGGGTGGAACAGAACAGACTGATTTGACTGACCTTGATATGTATTACTACAAGGTCGCAAGAGCATATGGTGATTTAACAGGAAGAGGAGTTATTGACTATCCAAGTAATAATGATTTTGAAACTTCTGTTGATGAATACCGTATTGTAGGGTCACTTCAAGCAAATCCTTTTGGTATTTCATCAATTTATGGTGGAGATGGTGTCACTACTCCAAAAAATGTTATTACCGTAACAACTAAAGATTTCTTAACAGGAGATGATAAACCACACGGATTATCTGTTGATAGTCCTGTTTTGATTTCTGGAATTACCGCAGATTCGGCAGCATTTAATGGTTCATTTACTGTAAAAGAAGTTGTTGGTTTAACAACATTTACTTATACCTCTACTGCAGCACCAGCAAACGTAACTCCAGCAGCAAGTGATTACGAAAGTGGCATTGTAACAATTGAATCCGACACCGTAAGTTCTGCATCTCCTTACGTCTTCAACTGTTCTATTCGTTCTGTTTATGGTCTTTGTGGAATGTGGGCGGATGGAGCAAAGGCAGATGGATTTAAGAGTATGGTCGTCGCCCAGTATACTGGGGTTTCACTTCAAAAAGATGACAATGCTTTCTTAGTATATGAGAATGGTGCTTATCAAAGTAATGAAACTTTAGATATTAACAGCACTCAAAGACCATTGCATACAAATGGAAATGCGATTTATAAACCAGATTATGAGAATACACATATTCGTGTATCAAATAATGGTTTCGTTCAGTGTGTTTCAATCTTCGCAATTGGTTTTGCTAAACATTTCTTAACCGAAAGTGGTGGTGATATGTCTATCACCAACTCAAACTCCAACTTTGGTGCAATTTCTCTCGAATCAACTGGATTTAGAAATGAATCATTCGATAGAGATGATGTTGGTTATATTACACACATTATTCCACCAAAAGAGATTGATAATATTGAAAATGAAGTTACTTGGTTATCTTTAGATACAGAAAAAATAATTAGTGTTGCAAATACAAGTAAGTTATATCTTTATAATTATAAGTCTTTAGATGTAAAACCAACACATCAAGTCGATAATTATAGAATTGGTGCAAGAGTAAATGACAACTTAAATCTTACAGTTATTATTGGAACAGCACAAACAACTTACACAACTCCAATTTTAATGACTGTTCCAAGTGGAACAGGTATTTCTTCAAAGAAATCATATACCGTAACAAGAACAGGAACACAAAATGATATTAGCAATAATACATTTACATTAAGTACAAATCATCAACTTTATAATGGTGAAAGTGTAAGAGTTTTCAGTGATACAAGTCAAGCACCAGATGGAATTGATGTTGATGTTGTATATTATGCAA